GCATAATTATTGATGTTAAGATTCGCTTGAGGAATGGCAAATTGATCCAGGCTATTTGACAGAAGAGCAACAGTGCCAGACGCATCTTGAATTGTCCACGTGCGTGTCATACTGTGGGTAATCCCACTTAACGAAACTTGTAACTTCTTTGTAGAATCAGAAGAATTTTCAAGCGTAAAAATATTATCTGGGATGGGCTGAAGTGTCGTGACCACAGGCGACGTAGAAGGCCCACTTCCTGTCACAGCTCCCGATAAAGTGATGGTGACGCTTCCAGGAATGGCAGGGATAAGAACCGTTGTGATATAGTTTATATCGCTCGTATTTGTATTTATAACGTCCGACATACTGCTTGAGCTTGTCCACGTTCCAATCGTATCGCTAATGCTTGTAGAACTTGACCAGACTCCAACATTAGTGACAAGACCTCCCACCACATCAACAAGACCTCCCGCGCCAAATACAGCGGTATTTAAGGTACTAATAGCAGTTGTATTAGAAGCTATATTTGTCGTATTTGTTGAAATATTTGTTGTATTTGTGGCAATATCATCCTGCATTGTCATAATTTCAGCAGAATTATCTATGGCATCTAACAATTGTCCTTGAGCATTTACAGTAATTGTTGCATAAGCATAAGTTCCAGGAACCACGCTAGTATCAGCGATGCTTATGGTGCCACTGGTAGTAATAGGGCCACCTATAAGACCAGTTCCAGTGTTAATTTCAGTAACCGTCCCGTCGGTGGGGGTATTAGATAGAGCGTCTGTAATCTGACCTTGAGCATTTACGGTTACAGTTGCGTAATCATAAGTTCCAGGTGTAACCCCTGTATCGGCAATACTTATGGTGCCATTTCCAACAATTGGGCCACCTTCCAATCCTGTTCCTGTATCAATTTGAAATAAAGTCGTTGTAATCAGCCCGGGATTATCGGAATCACCTATAAAAATATAATTGGGTTCTAAACCCATTTCAGTAGGAACGGCATGGCTATCAAAAAATGCTCCTACTGCATCCCAATTTAAACTCCCTTCGACATGGAAATAGGGGGATGTCGTATCAATGGTAATGACGGGAGGGGTAAAATTAACAACTCCCATCCAAATTTTCCCTTTGCTGAGATTCGGAAGATTACTTGCATCAACACGAAGAGTGGTCGAGGGAACTGGCCCAGGATCACCAATAGGATTGGATAAATTAACGGTGCCGCCCGTATATAAATTATAAATTCCAAAATTTGCGGTAGGATCAGCAGTGACAAAAGGCGGAAGATTGATGGTTCCAATCCTCTGATTAGGAACAGGTCTATTTGTATCATCTCCTATCCAAATATTTTGGTACGGAAGATCAGGTAATCCTCCACTCGGAAGAGTTAATGTTTCAACAGGAAAATTATCTTCGTTTCCTATCCATATGTAATTGTATGTTAAATTGGCAGGGACAATAACACCATTAAGATTAGCAATTAGACCGTTCATGACTTCACTTAATGCTTGAGAAGCATAGAAATCGGAGACAGGATGTTGAATTATAAAAGGAGTATTATTTAATTTTTTTCTTAAATTAATGAGTTCTAGTTTAATATCTATTAAAGAAGGACTTTCTTGAGCAAAATAATTTTGATTTCCTACCCATATATAATTAGGTGTAAGTTCTTGATTGTTATTAATATTTATAAGACCACTAACAGGGGATATAAAAAGATCAGTATATCCAGGATAATTTTTCATGCGGTTAGATGACCCAAAAAGGTCGTGATATTATCTGTATCATTTTCAAACCAAGACGATTCGGTAGCCTGATAATAAGAAAATATTTCCGTGTCCGTATTATCAAGTTCTGTATTTATATCTGTGGCCAATTGGGGTTGAAAAGAATAATAGAAAGTTGGGTTTAAGGTATAATTAGCCTCTAAGTTCAAACCAACCCTTATGGACTCTTGTGCTCCAGTAGAGCAAATATCAAATAACTGGAAAATAGTTTGAATAGAATCAAAGGCAACCATTTGTTCTGGACTCATATTTTTTATAATATGTTCCACACGTTCGTCTCTTATGTCAGGATTTCCAGGGTCAAAACCCATTTCCCCAATACCGGTACCTATAGATAATATACAAGTACGATTTGCATTAGGTTTTACCATTTGTCCTAATACTCTTCCAAGTTGAGAAGGATTATTTTGGTAGACGCCTCCATCCACATAAGTATGACCATCTGATAATGTGATAGAAGGCAAATAAATAGGAGCAGCACTTGTACATAATGCAACATTACTTATTAATTCATTTTGACCTATAAACTGAGAATTGCTTACATTAGAAAATAAAACATAGGTACTAGTGTCATATCGATAAGAAGGAATAATGACATTTGTTTGTAAATCTTGAAGGGTAGAAGAACCAAATTGACTTTGAAGAGTAGCCGTTAACAACCCAGCTCCATAATAAGGAGCGGTAATGCCTGATGATTGATAAAAAGGCGTATCTGTTCCAATTAAGACCAATTTAGCTGCCAAATTAGGACGCACAGAAGCAGTGACAGAAGTAAGACTAAAAACATAAGGAACTTGAGTCGTAAATAAAGTTATTAGATCATCAGGAGTATTTCCAGTGGCCAAATAAAGAGCTATGATACCTCCGGCAGAATTTCCACAAATGACATCAAATTGTTGAGCAATTGTAGAAGGATCAATACCCCATAAATTCACAAAGTCATTTAAAAATAGGAGAGACATATAGCCCCTTGCCCCTCCTCCATCTATTTCTAATATGCGTAAGGTATTTGGATCAGACATCTTGATTCTCCCAATCTCCCCAGGGGGAAATAGCTTTCTTTTCGAATGATTGATCCAACAATGTGTCTTGAGTTGTTTGCCATGGGCGTGGATGTTCTAAAGGCACAGGATCGGGTTTTAGGACAGGATTGATGTTTTGAGGATTTGGTTTATCCAAAAAATATTTATTGACATAAAGACCTGTCCAAATAAGACCTGTCCCTCGATAATCATATTGTTTTACGAGATCATTATAATTACACAATTGACCTGAGCGATCACACCGAGCAACGGCGTCTGGATTGTTAGGATTTATTCTTACCCACCTCCCTTTTGGAAACATTTTTTATCTCCTTCAAGTTTGGCAAATAGTAGGTTTTATACGTAAAACAACATTTTCTGTATCTTCACGAGCAGCAAGACCATAGGCTTCATCTGCTAATGGCTTTAATTGGATATATTTTTCAGGTTTATAAATTAAAGCCATATCAGCAGCTAGGGCCATAAGAACGGCCTTTAGAAATCTCTGGGGAATATTCACATTTTGATTTATGGAGGTTACATCCATAATTTGGGTTGACCGGTTATAAACAATGGTTTGATAACTATTATCGGGTGTTGGCCAAAGCGTCATAGTTGGCGTTGTTTGACGATCTAGATAAAAACTAGAAGGAGTGGCTTGATCTAATTTATTTGGGTAAGTAATATATTCTTGTCGGGAAATAGGTGTTAAGTATCTACTTAACAGGGGATTGCTAAAATAGATTTGTTGGACGTCTAAGGTAGCTCCTCCTGTTTCCCGAATACGAATAGCTTGTACATTTAGGGGGGAATCTAAAACCCACCATACAATTTGACCAATAGGGTAATAGGTTAGAGGTGTTGTGAGATTATTAATCCATGAAACATTATCATAAGAATATTCACTGACAATCGTGTAACTTGTTGTAACATTTGATTGAATACCAACATAAAAAACAGCAGGAGTCGTTCCCGTTGGATATAAATAAGAAATATAACCGTTTGATGATGTCTGTGTACACGCTTCACCGGATGTGCCTGAAAATGCATTCGATGCTATACCGCCCGCAGACGAAAAAGGAGTACCACCTAAAAGTCTTTGGTTATTGCTTGCCGTTACATCGGGGGTCTCAATTGTTGAAGTTGGAAGAATATAAGAAGGCTGCCCAACATTAATTTGAAACATGGCCTTTTCAACAGTAAAAAGATTAAATCCCTTATCTGCCCATTCAGAGAGTAAAAAATTTAAGCTCGTAATCGCTGATTGATTGTGTATTCCTAAAACATCTGTTCCATAGATACCAATCCTCTCGAATGCTGCGATAACGAAATCCGAGATAAGGATATTGGAACCAAAATTAAAGGAATTGCTATAAGCCATTGCATATCCTCAACGAAGACCTTTTAATGTTTTTGCTAAATTAGATTCCTTACGTAATTTTGGACTTTTGCTATGAGTCGCTTTTTCTAACTTTTCTGCTGGTATTTTTTTATCTAGAGAAACTCCTAATGCTTTATGAAGTTTTCCCTTTGAAGATGGTTTAATAGCATCTTGAATCCATTTATCTTTAGCCATTATTTTATTCCTTGCTGTAATACAGTTAATGTTAAAGTGGCTGGGGCCGTTGCTGAGTTGACAATTAATTGCAAGGCGTTAAGAGGGGTAAGGGCTGAAAAATATTGACTTGTCGTTTGCCCCGTTAAAGACGCCGTAATTGGGTAAGAAGTCGGAAAAGCAGGAAAATAATAAACAACATTAGACCCACCCCCAGCTCCTCCATTTCCATTGGCACCTGCCGTATAGGTAAATGTTGTGCCAGAAGCAACCGTTATTTGAGCTGTGATATTTAATTGAGCAGCGGTAATGCCTCCGGTAGAAATTGCATTTTGGATGGTCACAATATTGCCAGTTTGCAACGAAGCTGTTGAAGGAACCGTAACGGTCACAATTGCAGAACCATTTGCCGTCGCAATCGGATTATTTCCTAAAGAAATAGGTTGGGGATAGTTGAACTGATAAGATGGGCCCGTAGGGGTATAATATTGAATTGCATCTAAGGTTCTATTAATAGAATAGTTTATTGTTCCATAGACCGTAGAAGTTAATGAATAATGAGAAATTTCATTCATTGTATTGAGTGAAATCCACGTAGAGATTGCAAATGTCCCATAACCAATACTAAAATTGGTATAATTTCCAGATGACCCAATGCTCGAGACAGAATTATAATATTTTGCAGAAGTCACAGTGTTGCTGTTTGGGCCGCCTAAAATTTCAGAAATAACATTTCCAAAAATGTCTGTTCCGGTAACCGTAAAATTAATAGCCGATAGATTATCAGTTGAAGTCAGCGTTAGGTATCGCGCTAAATTTGGGAATTGAACAGGATATGGTATGGCAAGAGGAATGGCAGAAGTTGCCCCACCACCAGCTACAGATGTTGGATATAACACCGTATTGCTGGCTGGCGGATAATTCACAATCATTGATCTTGCCATAATAATTCTCCTTACAACAAAGCAACACTATATTGCGGCACCCCAAACCTTCCGGTTGGTGTCTGATATAGAGTTCCGTATTGAGGGGTCATAGAGACGAGAGCACCACCACCAGAGGTGCTCGCATTTGCTGTCCCATTTGAAATGTAAGTAAAGTTATTCGCATCAACAATGGTGATAGGAGCCTGTATATTCAATTGCGCTGCGGTGATATTGTTTGTCGTGGCTGCCCCAGAAATAGTAACATTTTGATTTGCCACAAGTTGATGATTTGGAGCAAAAACAGTAACAGTTGCCGAGGTAATCACCGTAGTAATAGGATTGTTATTAAGAATAATTGTCCCATTGTTTGAAGAGTTATAATTACGAGTATCTCCACTCGCATTATAATAATTAATGGTTAACCTTGCTGACCCATTCGCATTTGAACTCGGAGAATAAGTTCCACGCACATCCCCTGTGGTTGCTGTAGCAACTGCTTGAACGCCTGGGACAAATGTACCTTCAAGTCCGGCTGAAACGGATGTATATGATATAATAACGGCTCCTCCTCCGCCTGCTGCAACGGTAGAAGTTGCTGTCCCCCCTGCTACATAAGTGAATGTTGTACCGTTAGGGATGCTCGTAATCTGAGCTTGTATATTCAATTGCGGTGCCGTAATACCACCGACTGCGGTTGCTCCGGTAATAAGCACAAGTTGACCATCTGTTAAACCGGTCGTACTAGGCATTGTCACTGTGACAGTAGTAGATGTATCTGTTGAAGCAATTGGATTATTTGCCAAGCTTACAGATGTATCTAAATCAGGATTACCGTTCCATTCAGGTATCCCTATATAATTTGAACTTGTCACCAGATGACCAAGACCAAAAGCGTTTCCAACCCCGACAGAAACATCGGCAACAGTTCCAGAACTTACATAAACAGCTCTAACATATAGAAAAGCTTTCTTTCCCACCGTTTGTGTAGCTCCTACAGGCCCCGTTATTTGTTCAACGAGAGGTATCCCGTATTGATCCCACCCGAAAACGGTGTAGTTCGCAGCGGTGACGTTAGCAGCCCCTTGAATGACAAGATTCCGAGGCGTATCTAATTGAATAACGTTAGCAATGCTTTGATACGTTATAAGTGTCGCTCCTTGCCCGCTTGCTGTTATTAATATCAAGTAACCCGCCCCAGCAGGCGTTTGCAAAGCAGCTAAGCTTGCAGTGGTTACGGGCGCAGGGATAACATCTAATAAAGACATTGGGGTCATATAGATCCCAGGAGCATTACTATCTACAGGCGTTTGAACGAGAGTTGAAGGATTCACCCCCGTTGATGCAGCATATTGGGAACCAAGTATTGGCCCCACTCTCACACCATCTGAAAAATGTGTACCTTTAGAAGGAGTAGAAATAGACATCGATTATACTCCTTGTGATCCAAATGCTGCGCGCCAGTTAGAACACCCAAAAGAATACCGTTCCACAAACGTGACGCTTAAGTTACGTGTGCTTGCGTCTGTGAACATGTCGATCGTTAATGGATCGCGTTCATAGTATTTAAAGCCGTTACCCTCATCTGTTAAAAGGAACCATGCGTTAGGATTTGATAAAAACTGATTCACACGATATCCCATAGGAACACTACTTAAGTTATAAATAGCCGAAATATCGTTATTAGCAGTTGATGTCCTCATTTTTGATTCCAAAAGAACTTCAGCTGTAAATTGAAGTTCAGCAGGAACAATCAGCTTTTCAGAATTCAGAGCAACACGCAAAGAAGCAGCACTCAAGAATTTTTGAATACTGATGAGTCCATCCTGTAAAGAATTTTCATTGAGCTGTGTTGGAAGAGCAAATGCATTTGAAGTCACATTGCCTTGCACAGGATGAGCCGTTGAAAACAATGGTTGGCCGTCGGAGACTGGAAATAAATTTGAAAAACTATTGTTGAGTACGCTGGCACCTTCTATATTTTTCGCCTGACGCATAGAATCCTTTCCAGACTCAGTAGCACGCGGCCACTGATCTTTATAAAGGTTATCGCGAATTGCGTTAGCCGTAATAATAAAGCCAATACCAAAGTTCCTGTGAAAATAGCTCGTGGTATATGCTTGTCCCATATCGCCGTAAAACACAGATGCCATATCTTCAGTTAGATTCGTTAATTCTAACCCGCTCTTTCGAGCTGCTCACAGTTACCTGTGAGAGGAGACTATATCATCACCTCCTTGGAGGTGTCGGGCGCTTCCAGCCACTTGGCTGTACGGTCTTTCGACCTAGTCGTTGCACCTTCTGTCTTTCGACAGCTTGGCTCAGGATTGTCCACTGCTTAAGCAGCTAGGAGGTTCCCTGAGTTCACCCGATTTGCATTCACACATTGCTGTGCGAAGGGTCCCAAATTAAACCATCCTGCTTTAATTGCGCTAAGGGTAAAGCTCTAGTTTCAATTTCGACTTCGGACGATTTGTCAGAAATATGTTGTGCAAATATTTCTTTCCATTGATCTGGATAGGTCAAATAATCTCCGAAAACCATAGCAGCACCAGGCAAGATAAGGTTTCGCATGTCAGCCAAAGTGATAATAGCCATTTAATTAAACTCCTGTTGCGCCAGCATTCGTTGAAGTAGCATTCAACTTTACTAGCAAGTTAGCGTAGGGGGTTCCTGAGCATTC